GGCTAGTTACCGATCCTGGGATCCCTCGACAAGATCTCCGGTCCAGATATCTGGATTCTTCGTAAAAAGAGTTTGCATTTTAACTTGGGAAACTAAGATGTAAAGCCTAGTCTCCGCCGCTCCTCACTGCTTGCAAAGGGAAAGCAAAGTTTTACTCAACTATTCCATAAATTTTAATAAAATCTATGAAAAATAAGTCAAATAAAACCATTCGCGATGTTTACATAACTAGTGTTATTAAGCTATATAAACTATTCACAGACATAGGTCTCCGTGAGGATTCCAAATGTGTGTTGATCGCAAAATCGATGGCTAAGAAACTCCGGACCTGGGTTACCTGTGAGGGTAGACCGGGGTTGGAACGTTTCAAGGCTATATCTAATGCTTGCATTAGAGTGATTTTGGGCCAGAGCTGACCAGAATTACCGTATAAGATTCCTCGTGAGTTCAAGAGGGCAGTGGTGCTCTCTCGATTGTCTCATTTGGACAGCTTATTCTGAATATCCGTGTGTAATGTTTACCGACTGGTAATCATGAAACCCGAATATAAAGTATCTACCATTACGGATAGATTCGGTGGTTCCCTCTTTAATTTTGTGAGGAAATTCTGAACAAAATTAACGCCAACATGCAATGTCATGAGAAGGACTTATAATATTAAAACTCCGGCGCCTATGAAATTTAAATGGGCGATATCGGGTTCTGCGGGACCTAACGGTTCTCCGGCTTATTCTAAGTTTACTCATGATATCCATGCTGTTCTGAAATCAAGCTTATCGTTAAAGTTATTCTGACTTTATCGATCTCTTCCTTATGTAAACAGGAAAGATGCTGAAATTTCATTCTCGGACAACATCAAGTGACAATTTAAAAATTGAAATAAGATGTCGAGTCAAGATCCAAAACATTCTAGGTTAGCCTTCCTTAGTGATAAAGGGGGAAAAACCAGAGTGGTTGCGATAGTAGATATACTAACGCAAAGTTTCTTGAAACCGGTCCATGATCA